GCCTGCGTTATTCTTGGGAAGAGAACACCAAGGACTACGGCAACGAGCCTACCGTTGCATCCGGCTTTATCGGCGGGATGAAAAAGACCGTGTTCAACAACCGCGATTTCGGTGTGATCTCGATTGATACCGCAGCGGCTGACCCCAACCCGTAATGAATGAAGGCCCCGTAACTGGGGCCTAGTTCTCAACCTGAACCAACCCATTTTTTAGGAGCAAATCATGCCCAACTACGCAACCCCTTTCAGCGATCCCGGTGGCAACGGCCAGGTCGCTTACCCTTCCGAAGCAGGTCAGTTGATCAGCAACCGCTACACTTTCCAGCTCGGTCGCAATGGCATTCCCAACACGCTTCTGGTCGGTGACATCATCGACATCGGCATCCTGCCAGCCAACTGCACCATTGAAGACGTGGTAATCGACACCGACGACTTCGACACCAACGCTACGCCGACCATCAGCTTCGACGTGGGCATCATGACTGGTACGCCCGGTGACGTGGTTTCGGCCCGTTCGCTGGTGGCTGGTCAAGAGGCCTTCTTGACTGACACCACGGCGCGCACCGGTGGCCTGTCTCGCACCACGCGCCAGCAGATCATGCGTGTGGCTCCCACGGGAAGTGACCGCTCCATCGGCGTTCGCCTCGCGGCTGTTGCGGCTACTTGGGCCACAACCAACCCGACCTTCACCGTGCAAGTATCTATCCGGGGTTAATCCCGAGTAGCCGACCGGCAAAGGGAGTGGCCTAAACTAGCCATTCCCTTTTTTTGTAACCCAACTCAGAGGACATCATGAAAATTCAAAACATCTTGCAACGTGACGGCGGCACCAAGGTAGAGCTTGGAGGCATTGAATACCACTTTGAGCCGTTGAACGACGGTTGCCATGTGGCAGAAGTGGAAGACAAGGCCCACGTAGACCGATTTTTGTCTATCCCCGAGGCCTACAAGCTGTACCACGGCGAACTGACGCCCAAAGGCATTCCTGAGAAGATCGTCCCCACCATTGTCCAGGCCGGTGACAACCGTCTGGGCATTGCAACGTCCAGCACGAGCTACCTGCTTGGCTCCGATGTTCATGAAGCCAGTTACGAAATTGGCGGCAAGATGTACCAGCTTGGTGACGTGGTGGCCAAGGCCCACACGGATTCAGGCCTGTCCGTTGACGAATGGAACGCGCTGGAGCCCGAAGACCGCCACGCCAAGATCGACATTGCCCTCGATGCGCTGGCCGAGGCCGCCGATGTGCCAGAGAAGAACCCAGAGGCAGGCGCAGAAGACCGCGCCGCGCTGGTGGAGCAGTACAAGGCCAAGTTTGGCAGCGCACCGCACCACAAGGCCTCTATTGCAACCATCAAAGCCAAGTTGGCTGAGTAACTGCCATGCCCATCCCAGTCCAAGACATCCTTGACCGCGTGACCGACCTCTTGCTCGACAAGGATCGGACGGAAGAGGCCGCCCGCTGGACTGATGCGGAGCTACTGCGCTGGCTCAACGATTGCCGCATGGCAATTCTGACGCGCCGGCCGGTAGCTTGCTCCAAAATCACCACGTTCACGCTCACCGCGGGGACTTACCAAGCCATCCCGAGCGATGGCACTCAGTTGCTGGACATCATCCGCAACATGGGCCTGGACGGCACGACCCCGGGCCGCTCAATCCGGCGCACGGACCGCCAGAACATTGACGACCACGACCTGTACTGGCATTCGGCCACCCCCAGCACCGAGATCAGCCAGTTTACCTACGACGACCGCACGCCAAAGAACTTCTTTGTGAGCCCCCCGGCAGTGCCGGGTACAAAAGTGCTGGCATCGTATGCCGCTATCCCGCCCGCAGTGACCTCGACCACTGGCGACCTCGACATCGCCCTTGAGTACACCGATGCCGTCGTGAACTACGTTTGCTACCGCGCCAAGAGCAAGGACAGCGAGTACGCCAATGCCGCCGAGGCTGGGGCCTTTTACGGAGCGTTCAACGACGCCCTTGGAGTGACCCAGCAAGGCCAAAGCGCCAATTCACCCAACCAACCGGGCAACAGCGTTTAATCATGCAAAAGTACCAAGACATTGTTCTCAAGCAGAATGGCACGCCGCTGCAAGGCGCAACCATCACTGTGACCGACACCATGGGCGGCGCAGTCAGCGTCTACTCTTCCAATGCCGTGGGGGTCAACGTCAACCCACTGACCACGGACAGCATGGGCCGGTTTGGGTTCTACGCAGCCGATGGCCGCTACAACCTGGTGGTTTCGTTCAGCGGCGTAACGCTGGCCATCATCACCGACATACTGCTGGAAGATCCAGCAAACCCCAACGCCTACACTATCAACGGCGGGTCAATCGACAACACGCCCATTGGCAACATCACACGCTCGACAGGCAAATTCACCACCGTGGACACGACAACGCCTATTTCGCTGGCGTCCGGCGGTACTGGTGGGACAGATCCGGCTACTGCTAGGGCGGCAATGAGTGCAGCACAGTCCGGCGTCAACAACGACATTACACGCGCGCAGGCGCTGACTCGCGTGGACAACACGTTGCTCGTGGGGGGCGCAACCACCACCGCTGCGTTGGATGGTGTTTCTGGCTTGGTGGCCGGAGCGGAGTCGGGCATTTCGGGCGGGTTGGCTTTTCAAGCGCTCGGCTCGGCGTGGGTGCTTTACACGACAAACTCCAGCAACGAGTTGATTATCTACAACTCGACAACAAACACAGTTGTTGGACGGTTTAACGCAGCTAACAATTTTGTAATTGATGGCAATTTAGGGGTTGGAACATCTTTACCTAATAGAAAACTCGTGGTATCCAACGCAAGCGCGCAAGGTTTTGAGTTCGGTCCTGGTGTTGGGCCGTCTTCAAGCAACGAGCTGTTAAATTACAATCGCAGCACATCTCAACATGTGCCGATGCACAATTTCGCAAGTGCTCACTTCTTGTACTCTGGCACAGCGGGTAGTGTGCTGGGGTTGAACCAAGACTTGGTGGGCAATGTTGGGGTCGGTCTTGTGCCGAGTGCTTGGGGCATCACGGGCAACGTTATTGACTTTCAGGGCAACGGCACTATAGGCGGCGGCTCGACACTATCTTCTAACGGGCTTTTTATTGGCAACAACTGGTACTACGGCTCGGGAGCGTACCGCTACAAAACCACAGGAACCGCAACGCAAACTGTCCACGGCACAGGTTTTTCTGTGCTGACCGCCCCGTCCGGCACAGCAGGCAACCCGATCACATTTGCCACGCTAGTCAATACCAACACTAACGCAGTCACTACTGGGGCCAATGCCGCCGCCAGCGCGCTGGTGGTTAACCGAGACACTACAACCAGCCGGTCCATTAACGCCAGCGGTACGATTAACGCATCTGGCGCGGATTATGCCGAGTACGAGCGCAACGGTGGCTTGCGGTTTGCCAAGGGCGATGTTGTTGGGTTCAAGGCTGACGGCACGCTGACGCACAACTTTGACGAGGCCATCCGCTTTGGCGTCAAGTCAACTGATCCAAGCATCGTTGGTGGCGACGTGTGGGGCAGTGAAAAATCTCTTGGGAGGCCCTGCCCGCAGGAACCCATTTTTTCCAAGCCGCAATACAGTGGCGCGCCCGACCCAGGACTAACCCCAGAGCTACCATCTGACGCTTCGCAAGAGCAACAGGCCGAGCACGACGCCGCCATGCAAGCCCACGCGGCGGCCAGATACAAACACATCATCGACAAGGCCGAGTATGACGCACGGGTGCATACAGCGCGCCACCTATTCGACACAGCAACTTGGCTAGAATACGAGCGCGCCAAGGCTGCATTTGATGCAGCCCTGGAAGATGCTCGCCAAGGTGTTGACCGCATCGCTTATGCCGGGAAGGTGCCATGCAACGTGACTGGCGCTACTCCAGGAGGCTACATCATTGCAGACAGCTTTGACGGCAAGATCGTTGGCCAGTTTGTCACCAAACCCAGTTTTGATCAGTACCTGCGCGCGGTAGGCCGCGTGAATCGCATCCTGCCAGATGGTCGGTGCGAGGTGGCTGTCATTGTGCATTGAGGATGAACCATGGCAATTATTGTCACCATAGGCCAATCGCTCAAGCTGGATGTCTTGCTGCCAGAGGTTCGGCCATGGGCTCCAGGTGTCCCAGACCAGACGGCATACAAGGCCCTGCGCGGCGCTGCGATTGAGTTCTGCGAGCGCACGCGCCTATGGAAGTACGAGAATACCGTGACTGTGCTGGCGACCGACCCAGCAACCAGCACGATCCAGCTACCTGTTGAGGCGGCTGTGCATGACATTGAGGTTGCTCTGTTCAGTGGAGTAGAGCTGACGCCCAAGGCCCCGCGCGACCTTGATGAATGGATGCCTGGGTGGCGCACGGGCGACCTGAGCACTGGCCAGCCCCGATACATCACCCAGATCGAACAGAACAAAATCACGCTTGTGCCGGCCACCTATGCGGACGGCTCTCTGTACCTTTGCCTGCGCTTGAAGCCAAGCCAAAACGCCATGACCTTGCCCGACTTCATGGCAGACTACTCAGAGTGCCTTGGCTGGGGCGCGCTGGGCCGCCTGTTGACCGTCCCCGGCCAGTCGTACAGCAACCCCGACTTGGCGGCCTTCTACACCACCCGGTTCATCTCCAAGCTAGACTCGCTATCGCTCAAGGGCTCGCTTGGGCAGCAAAACGCTACCAAGCGCAGCAAGTCCAGGTACTACTGACCGAGAATCCGCCATGACACGATTTGTACGCTTTGCCAACAACGCCACATCCAAGCTGGCCGCGAACCTTTCCAACGTCAGCACCACCATGAGCGTGACGCCTGGCGACGGATCGAAGTTCCCGGCTCTGAGCGCGGGCCAGTTCTTCAAACTGAGTTTGATCCGTGGAGATGGCACCAAGGAAATCATCAAGGTAACTGCGCGCGCCTCGGACACCATGACTATCGTCCGCGCCGATGAAGCCGTTGGTGGCGTGCAGGTGGCGTACTCGTTTACCGCTGGCGACAAGGTAGAGCTGCGCCTGACCGCCGACGCCTTGGGCAATGAGTTTGACCGGCTTGATGCCGCTGCGTTCTTGGATGTCGTTGGTATTGCAGCCAACTACACCGTGACCGAGGCCGACATCTCCAAGCTGCTGAAAACAAGCACTGGGTCTGGTCCCGTGACCATTACACTGCCCCAAATCAGCACGCTGACGGCCAGCTTTGAGATTCAAGTCTCCAAAGACACGGGCGACACCAACGCTGTCACCGTGGCGGCATCTGGCGGGAACACCATCAACGGCCTGTCTACCTACATCCTGAGCGCGCAGTACCAGTCTATTTGGCTTGTTGCTGACCTTGCGACCAGCACATGGACTGCCATTGTCACGGCCAGCGCATCCAATAAGATCGTCAACCAATTCACTGGCTCTGGTACGCCCGGGCCTTTTACCCTGTCTGGTGTTCCGGGCTCCAAAAACAACACTGAGGTCTATGTCGGTGGCGTCTACCAGAACAAGAACACCTACACGCTGACTGGCAACAGCCTGATGCTTGGCGGTAACGTACCTCCCGGGGTGATTGGAGAATGCACTTTTGTGCAGCCGCTTTCCATTGGCGCGCCCAGCGACGGCACAGTCTCTGAGATCAAGTTGGCAGACGACACGCGCAGCGCAATCCGAAGCCAGCAGTACAGCGCTGGCACGACCGCGGGCACCGGCTCGGCGTACACCCTTGTAGTTACCCCGGCATTGACTTCCTACGCGCCTGGCCAGTCTTTTTGGGTCAAGTTCCACGCGGCCAGCAGTGCCAACCCAACGCTTCAGATCAGCGGCCTTGCCACGCCCCCGGCGCTGGTGTGCTACGACTCGTCCGGCAACTTGGTCAACATCGCATCCGGCCAGATCCCGGCAAATTTCTTCAGCCGCTGCACGCTGGTGGCGACCAACCAGGTTCTTGTCGAAGAACTTCCTCCGCTTGTGATTCCGGTTGTGCCGGTGCTGCGCGCGCCGATACAGCCCATTGGAGCGACAGTGGCGGCCAACGCGCTGACCCTGACGCTCAACCCAACGTCACTTGATTTTCGAAGCGATACGCTTGGCAGTGGGGCTATTGCCACCAGGACAGTGGCATCGTTTATCAACATGGTTGTGCCATCAACTGCGACACTTGGAACAGTTAGCGGTGTTTTGTCGCGGTTGGCGGTGCTGGCCATTACGTTTGCCGGTAACGTAGAGCTCGCCGTGGTCAACATTGCCGGCGGCAACAACCTCGACGAAGCCGGGGTAATCAGCACGACAGCCATTGCTGGAGCTTCCAACAGCGCCAGCACAATCTACAGCACCACTGCAAGAACCAATGTGCCTTACAGGGTGGTTGGCTACGTGGAAAGCACCCAGGCAACCGCCGGAACATGGGCAACTGCCCCGAGCCTGATTCAGGGCCACGGTGGGCAGGCGGCCGCTGCCATGGCAGCAATTGGCTACGGCCAAACTTGGCAAGATGTGACCGGATCGCGCGCTAACGGAACGACCTACTACAACACCACTTCGAAGCCAATTACTTGCGTTTTAACTCCAACATCAGCCGGTTCTAATAGCACGGTTACTGTTGGCGGAACAGTCTTAGTAAATGCAATTCCAATAAACTCACCAATAACATTTGTCGTTCCTCCAATGTCCTCCTATTCCGCAACTTTAGGCGGTGGAGTAGGCAGATGGGCAGAACTGCGTTGATCTTGATTTTTTACAAAGGACTTTTCCATGCCAGAAAACCATCGACCACGCGGCCCCGAGCGACGAAAGGAATCTCACTTGACCGACGAGCAGATTGAAAAGATCGCATCGCTGGCAGCCGACAAAGCAGTCAAGAAGATGACGGACGACGCATTCAAAGCAGTGGGCCAAACTGTTGTGCAAAAGCTGTTTTGGATTGTCGGTGTGCTGACCGTTGGCCTGTTTGCCTATCTCCAGGTTACTGGCAAAGCACCGACCATCAAATAACTGAAAGTCTTGTATGCCATTGACCCAAGTACCACCCGCAATGCTTGAGCCTCCAGTGGTCACGGTGCGCCAGAGCGTTCACACGCAAACAGGCGCTGTGCTCACTGGTACCACTCCGATTCCGTTTGATGACACCATCCCCCAGATCACCGAGGGGAATGAGTACATGACGCTGGCGATCACGCCGACGGACGCATCAAGCATCTTGGAGATCGACGTGTGCATTGTCTTGTCCAGCAACTTTGTAGGAACGACGGCCATTGCCGCGGCTTTGTTCCGAGATTCTGGAGCAGGAGCGTTGGCGGCAGGTACGCAAATTTCTCCGAGCGCCAACTCGCCAATGACCATCAACTTCAGACACCGCGTTGCAGCCGGGTCTACTTCACCTACGACATTCCGGGTAAGGGGCGGGACAAGTGGAGCCGGTACCACCACGTTCAACGGTAACGCCGGAGCGCGCGCTTTGGGCGGCGTGATGGCATCGAGCATCACCATTACGGAGCTTCGCACCTGATATGGCAAGACTTCGCTTTGCCCAGCTTTCAGGCGAGATCCCGCGCCTGCTTTCCCGCCTACTGCCGGACACCAGTTCGCAGTATGCCGAGAACGTGCGCCTGGACGACGGCGGGTTGACGCCAATCCGGCAGCCACGGGCGGCGCACACCTTCGCAGGCGCAAGCGGCATCCAGACAATCTACAAGTACGGTAACGACTGGCTTTCTTGGACGTTTCCAGTCAACGCAGTGCCCGGCCCTGTGGCCACCGACCGGCTGTACTACACGGGCGACGGCGCGCCAAAAATGCGGGTGGCTGGCACTGTCTACGACTTGGCGGTGGCGGCTCCAACCGCGGCGCTGACCGTGACACTTACCGGGGTGGGCAGCGGAGACATCACAACCCGGCTCTACGTGTACACCTGGGTGACAGCGTTTGACGAAGAGAGCGAGCCCTGCCCGATCAGCGCCGATGTGCAATGGCAGGCTGGTCGCACCGTCACACTGTCCGGCTTCCAGTCCGTGCCAGCCGGGCGCAACATCACAAAGCAGCGCATCTACCGGTCGCAAAGCAGCAGCCAGAACGGTACCGACCTGTTTCTCATTGACGAGCGCGCAGCCTCCACGTCGAACTACGTTGACACCAAAAGCCCGACCGAATTTGGCGAGGTGCTGCCATCGCGGGATTACAACCCGCCTCCTGCAAACTTGTCGGGCCTGATTGCCCTGCCCAATGGCCTCATGGCTGGGTTTGCCGGCAAACAACTGTGCTTTTGCGAGCCCTACAAGCCTCACGCATGGCCGGAGAAGTACCGCCTTACCAGCGCCTACCCCATTGTGGGCCTGGGAGCATTTGCCTCAACCGTGGTGGCCGCCACTGAGGGAGTACCCTACGTTGTCAGCGGCACCTCGCCAGAGAGCATGGTGGCAGAAAAGACCGAGCTCAACCTGCCATGCATCAATCCGCGCGGAGTGGTTGACCTCGGGTATTCAGTGGCTTACCCGTCCAATGACGGCTTGGTGGTTGTTTCAAGCGCAGGCGCATCGGTAGCAACAAGTGCGCTGTTTACGCGCCAAAAGTGGCAGCAGTTGTCGCCAAACACCTATGTTGCGGGACAATATGCCGGGCGGTACTTTGCCAGCTACCAGTACGTCGAACTCGACGGCAGTGTTACCGAGGGCACCCGGATCATTGACCTGTCCGGCGAGCAGCCATTTGTGATCCGCGCCAGCATCCGGCCCGATGCGTTCTACTACGACTTGCCGACCGGTGCGCTGTACTACCTTGTGGGCAACGTCGTCTACGAATGGGACGCGCGCGGCCAAGGCAACGAGATCATGACGTGGACATCAAAGCGCTTTGTCATGCCCAAGCCAATGACGCTGGGGGCCATTCTGGTTGAGAAGGGCGGTGGCCTGAACAAGGATGACCAGGCGGCGCTGGACGCTGCAATTGCGGCGATCATTGCCAACAACGCGGCGCTGTTCGCGGGCGACCTTATGGCCGAAATCAACGGCCACGAAATCAACGGTATGGTTTTGGGAGGCGATGACCTTCAGCCTCTGCCATCGCCAAAGTACATCTCCGTGCGCGTGTACGCCGATGGTAAGTTGATCAACACCATATCCACCATGGACGACGTGAAGCGCCTCAAGGCGGTGAAGGCCAAGGAGTGGGAGATCCAGGTGAACGGCACCGCAGAGGTTGAGCAGATCACCATGGCAACGACTGTCAAAGAATTGACGGAGGGATGACCATGGCGACATCCAAAGAACGCGACTTCCGCAACGTGATGGAGAAGCTAGACCGGCTTTCTGGCGTGCGGGGCGATACGGCCAAGAGCCAGTCTGCTGTGCGGCGCTCCGAGCTTTACCCGCTGGCAAGCATCACCCTGTCTTCAAAGCAGGTCACGGCGGCACCGACGCAGGCCGAATACAACGCCTTGCAGTCCGACGTTGCGAAGATATTCAACGCCCTCAAGCGCATATCCAACATTTTGGGCAACGCAACGCTGCCGGAACCGTAAAATACAGCCATGTCCGAGCCCATCTACAACGCCGAAGATCGACATTTGCCATGGGCTCAGGAGCGCATTGGCGTCACCTTCCGAAACGACGCCAAGACCATCGGACTTGAGCGCGACGGCGAGATCGTGGCCGTGGTGGTGTTTGACTCGTTCAGCGAGTGCGACGTGTGCATGCACATTGCCTCGGACGGCAC